GGATAGGAGTTCCTTTTACATAAATTGTAGCAGCATCAGCATATCCTTTCGGATCAGCGTCAAGACCTTTAACGCCTCTCGGAAAAGCAACATCCTCGAAAGGCAGTGTCATGAACTTAGCTTTGAACTCTTCAATAAACTGAATCAATTCATTTTGATCGCCGTTCATGATAATACCGAATGCTTTCTTAATGTTCTCGCGACAAGCATGTGGAGTTGAAGAACGAACAGCTTCAATACCAGACAACTTCAGCTTGGGTTTATCATACTGCACACCTTCAACGTTCCAAGCATTGAGAATGTACATTTTCTTACCACGCCAGATACCCTTGTTGGCAATGGTTTCACGCTTCATCTTCATCTTCTGCTGATATGCATTCATCATATCAGCCAGTTCCTGATAGCACTGATCCATATATGGCTGAATTTTTAGTTCACAGAAAGCGTCGATAGCTCCCACGATAAAATGGTCATCGTCAATTTTAAGATGCTTTACTAACTCCTCCATTGTAACATAGATTGAGTCAGTGTCAGAAGCGATTACATAGTCAATATCTGTTGTATTGAGAACCTTGTTCATGAACTGGTTCATTTTCTTTTCGATCCAACGAATAGAAAGCTGACCAGACATAGTGATAGCTTCTGCGTGGTTATGGTTGAACCAACGGAAGTACTGGTTACCCAAAGCACCATAAGCAGAGTTCAGCTGAATTTTCTTGGCCAGCTGCATGTTATGATAACGAGCAACCAACTTAGCATCTTCTGGGTTTTTAGTTTCTTCATAACGTTTCTTTGCTTCAATCATAAGCTTCTTATACTCTGATCGGCTGTTATACATTTTTTCCATCAAAGCAGGAAGAAATCCCTGCTTTTCGCGAGTATAATAACAACCATTGGCAGCATAAGCAACACCAGCCGCTGAACGATATGGTGAACCAAACGGATACTTAAGATCAAGCAAATCATCGATACTAGGCATGTCGTCAAGTTTACCAACAAAAGTTTCTGGACTGATGTTGTACTGCATAATCAGGTGCGGATACAGTGAGTTTAAGTCGAACGACACAACCCACTTACTCAAACCAATCTTTGGTTCTTTAACGTGACCACCGACCAATGCTTCGTTGTCAGGCTGCTTCTTGAACTGTGGGATGACAATGTTCTGCTCTAGCAGATAGTTGTGAATGATCACATCCCATGAGCGAACAGTTGTCATTGTGTCCGAATAGTTTACCTTGGCGTCATAGGCAAGCGCCATCACCTGTTCTAGAAACTTCAGCTTGTCGTCGAGTTTCTCGACCAGCACAACGTCTTGAATGTTATACTCAATAAACTTTTGATAATCTTTTTTATACAATTCTAACAGATTACCATACTCTGAGTAGTCAACCTTTTTCTCACCAAGTTCAATTTGTGAAATATAGTCAAGCTTATACGACTCTTGATTACCAAAAGTAAACTTGCGATAGAGTTGATAGTAGTCTAGAACTGTGATACCAACAGGCTCATAGCTTTGGTTTTCTTTACCTTTGAACTCAACCATACGTTCATTTAAGATTCCCCATGGCGAGAGTTTCTTTGCTTCGGACATACCAAGCAAACTTTTAATTCTGTTTACCAAGTATGGCATGTCGAAAAACTCGACGTTCCAACCTGTTACAATGTCCATGTCCAAATGCTGCCAAGCAAGCAAAAACTTAGCAAGCAAGTCATATTCATTCTTACATCTTAGATAACTTGTATTGGGATCATTGCTGATGAAATGTCCGCAACCAAACACATAGTTCGTTCCTTGGAAACGTAATGCAATTGCAGTAATTTCTTTGTCGGCTTTTTGGATGTTAGGGAATCCTTCGTCGGCAGCGACCTCGATGTCTATGTTACCGATACGAATAGTTTTTGGATCGTAGTTTATTTCACCTTTGAATGCATCAAAAATATATACGTATGTAAATGCATTCAGACCATAGATTTCCATGTTGGATACATCTTCATATCTTCCAATAAAATCTTTAGCATCTGAAATGCTATCAAACTGCATCTTTTCGACGGGTTTATTATCTAACGTGCGATACTTACCACCTTGTTTTTGAATAAACATATAAGGATGGTAGTTTTCAATGAACTTAGAACGTTTACCATTCTTAAACCCACGAACATAAATTTTATCACCACGTTGGAAAACACTTGTATAAAAATCCAACTCGTACCTCCAAACCAAAGTTATATTATACACTAAACAAACATAAAAGTAAAGGGGGATTGCTCCCCCTCTTTAAACCTTTATCGACCAAAGTATATGGAATTATCTTTTACCTTCCATCACTACACGTTCAATGTCATATCTACTGATACCAATGTCTGCTAAATCTTTGTCAGTCATTGCTTTAAGATCACGAATTGCGCGACTTTGTTCGCTAGATCTTAGTTTTCCAAATATTGCATCTGATAATAGGCTAAAAGCTGTAAACATTTTTATTCCTTTGTGTTTTGTTTTGTTTTGTCTACAATATCAATCTTCTTGGGCTTTTTTTCTTCAGGAATAATATTTTCCAACCATAGCTTTAACATACCATTTACAAGTTCAGCATTCTTCACTTCAACTGTATCAGCTAAAGTAAATTTACGAGTGAACGAACGATCCGCAATGCCCTTATAAAGATACTGAATTGGGTTTGTTGGATCCAGCTGATCTAGCGTCAAACCACCTTTAACAACAAGAGTGTTGTTTGCAATTTCAATGTCAATGTTCTGCTTACCGAAACCAGCAACAGCCATTTCGATAACATACTTGTTTTCATCAACCTTTGCAATATTATATGGGGGGTATCCTGGAATTCCCTTTAGGGTTTCTTCATGAACCTTGCCAAGTGTTTGGAGCATCTTGTCTGCTCCAATAAACATTCTGCTGAAGTTGTTACCTGGGAATCCGTTAAATGAAAATACATCATTAGTCATAGTTTTCTCCTTATGTAAGCGAGATTGAATTAATGGTCCCTTTCGGCGACCACGTATTATATAGGCACGTGAGATATTACTTTAAAGTGGTTAGTGTAATTTTTTTCCGAATGTCTCTTTTGCTACACAATATACGTCCATATTTCTAATATCAAGTATGAACATAGGAGTCATTTCTGCCTTCTTGTATTCAGATGCTGCCAATAACATTCTTGAAAAACTGTTATCAGACTCACCCATTTCTATCGCAGTTTCGGCAGAAGCTTCCATAATATGTTCTGGAATAACTTTATATGAAGACATATCGAACCCTTTTTCAGGGTATTTATTCGATTTTATACTCATTAATACGCTTCTCTTGCATTGTCAATTTATCCTTTTGGTGGCGGCGAGGATTGCCACATATATAACAAGAACAAGGTGTGCGTGTTTCTGCTATTCTTCTTATATGTTGCTCGCGAGATTCTTCGCCCCAAAACCATCTTTTAATCCAATGAAACTTAGAAACCTTTTGCTTCATGCGTTCATGGTGGTGACGACGTTCTGCTCTTGTTCTCATGTTACCTCGATCTATCTGGATACCACTTTCCGTCATAGTATTCTCCGTGGCGTGCGGACTCATAATCCGACCACCCGGGATTATCCACCTTTTTTCTTTCAACAACTTGAGATGCATTTACACTAGCTGTCTGAGTTCCTGCAACACTATAAGCTACTGCTTTCATAAATTACATTACTCAGATCTATTCCGCACTTACCACATTTAGGTTTGTGGTAAAGTGGTCCTGGAGGAGTTGTTGGCCAAGTAGGATTTACAGGATAAGGATATCGACCAGTTTCTAACTGGGCAACCCTACCCTCCAAATACACCAGTCTTGTCTGTAGGTGTCGTATCATTTCCTCTAGTTCTTCGTTCGAGCTCATCGTGAAACCCTTTCATAAATTCTCTGTAAATCGTAGGTGAGTCAAGCATTAGTTCGCAATACAAACGACCAAAGTCCTTCGCGTGACTGTAGTAATAATCCTTGACCAACTTTTCGTTATATTGCCAACCAAACATTTCACTCAGTCCCACAATGATTGATAGTACTTACCGAAAAGAGTAAATCCATTCTGCTTGCGCTTGTGATATGCATCATACTTTTCTTTGTTGAACTTACCACGCTCACGTTCGCGCTTCTCTGACCAAAATGATTCTTCTTTTTCAACCACAGTGCCATCAGCTTTCAAAACACTGTACATGCGAGGTTCAATTACTTCATCAGGAGCATAAGGATCATAGAAATTCTTATCGCCTTCGTCTTCATCAAGTTCCTGCTCAAAACTCCAGATCATCTGATCAAGAACCCAAAGCCACTGTGACTGAAACTTTTCGTCTACTGCAACACGTTCTTCTGCAGTGGCATTTAAACTCTTATCGTAGCAACCATGATTGAAAACTGCATCTTCTCTTTCAGAGAAAAGAAGATGTTCTGGCAAGTCTTCCTTGCTTACAAAGGGACTGCCATGCTTTGTATCTCTAAGCTGCTTGAGCATAGGTAGAGCGATATGTGCCAGCGTATGATCCATTGACCAAATGTCATAGTTGTCAATGCGAACATTGATCTTACGTTTTCGCTCACTGATAAGCTTATTGATTGTTGCATCTAAAACAGTTTGACACCAGCCCTCAAGCTTTTCGAGAAGCTTCTCAAAAAGAGTCGAGCTTTCTTCCCAATCATACTTGTACTTCTTGTTCATGAACTTGTAATGGAAAGTAGCAGCGTAACGATTATTTGTATATGGTCCGATATATACTTTCATTTATCTCTCTCTAAATTATTAACGAAAATGTTCCAAACAACTTCCCAAGACCAACTATCCCTAGCAACTATACTACATTTTTTTCTTGATAAAGTCAAGCACTTTTTTATCGCTTTTTCCAAATCATTATCTAGTAATCCAGTATACTTGTTGTCTACAACGTCAATTGGACCTTGAACGGGATATGCAGCAACAGGAGTTCCACAATACATAGACTCAATCATTACTACACCAAAGGTGTCTGCCTTGCTAGTGAAGACAAAACAGTCCGCAGTTTGATAAAACTCAGCGAGTTCTTTGCCAAACTTATATCCAACAAACTTTACATTTGGATATTTTTCTTCAAGTTCTTTCTTATACGGGCCATCACCAACTACAATCTTAACATACTTATCTGGCAATGAACAGAACACATCTAAATTTTTCTCTTTTGAAACTCTGCCCACAGATAGAAGTATTGGTTGTTCTTTGCTTTTTGTGTATCTAGGTGTGAAGATTTCTGGGTCAACACCTCTTGGCCAAATAACTTGTCTGCGACCAATCTCATTATCAATCATAAACTGTCTAACAGTTTCAGTTGGACAAAATACTTTACGTTTTCTATGAAACCATTTAATGTAGTTTCTAGTAATCCATTCAGGAACACCAGCAACTTCTTTCATAAACTTTGACCAGTCTGTATGATAAGATGTGGTGTATCTTCTGTTTTTAGCGGTTAAAATAAATGCAGCAGCAAGACCTAGCGGTCCTTCAGTCGCGATATGATAGACGGTATCAGTTTTATATTTGAGATACTTAGATATCCCAATAGGTATTGCAAATGGTATTTCAGGATAAACTTTAGAGTGAAGTTTCCTCTTAAATAACCCAGGATGGACAACAACGATATCGTATCCATCTCTCTTAGCAAACTCCACCATTTTCTTTAATGTGGTAACAACACCACTTACTTGCGGTTCCCATGCGTCTGTTACTATGACTATTCTTTTGAAGTCCAATGAACTATCTCCCAGGTGCCATCTGTGTTTTCTACGAGTGCTGTACAACTTTCCACCCAATCTCCAGAGTTCATATACTCAACTCCGTTGATTTGTTTGATCACAGCAGTATGTATATGCCCGCAGATTACACCATCATAGCCTTGAGACTTACAATAATCAGAAAGAGTGCTTTCAAAATCAAATATAAAGTTCACAGCACCTTTTACATTAGCCTTTAGATATGCAGACAAACTCCAATAACCAAAACCAAAAAACTGACGAACTCTGTTATAGAGTTTGTTCAGTTTGAGCAATATGGCATATGCGTTGTCGCCAAGGTAACTTAACCATTTTGCGACCTTGTGTACACCATCAAATAGATCACCATGCACTACCAAATATCTTTTGCCGTTTAGTGCCTGATAATCATGTGTGTCTTTGATTTCAATAGACTCAATGTCAATTGAAACGTCTAACCATTCACGAAGAAACTCATCATGGTTGCCTGTAAGATAGACAACTTTAGAACCATGACGCTGTTTGTTGATTATCTGGCGAATGACAAGTGAATGTGATTGTGGCCAGAAGACACGCTTTCTTAGCTTCCATCCATCAATAATATCACCAACAAGAAATAGATTGTCACAAGAATGATTTTTAAGGAAAGAGTTAACTCCATCTGCCTGTGATCCTTCGCTTCCTAAATGGATGTCTGATATAAAGATAGAGTTATAGTGCTTGATCTTCTTTTTCATTTAAGATTTTAATTTAGATATTCTGTCCAGGCTTCTGAGTTGCAGCCTTAATATCATCTGCTGTAATTGATTTGCAAATGAAAAAAGTCGTACCAGCATTTGTACCAATCTCAATCTGTTTCTTATCAACTAACTCTTGACCAGCGGCATTACATTCTTGTTCGTTGTTGTATTCGGGCTTGTTAGGAAAATGAACATCGGTATAGACATCACCGTTGCTCATGACAATATTTAAAACGATAAACCAAATCATGACTTACTCCTTTGCGTCATCAATTGCTATAATAATTTGTCTTAGGACATCTTCTCCAGGAATATGATTGTCCAAGTTAATCATGCCTGGAGTTTTACGACCAGCTTGAAACCCGCTGATCCAGCACCTAAGTTTCTGTAGTTCTATTTTCCAATGCTGCTCCACTGGGATCTTCAGCTTCTTCTGCGGCGATTTCGTCATTCAACCTTTTCCTGAAATCTATGACCATAATTGTGAAAGAAACAAACATCATGCCATATTTGGACATTAGGATCATATACTTTTCCCAAGCAGCATCCTTATTTTCTTTCGGCTCGTCGGGAAGTGACTTATAATAATCATAGTATTCTGTTACGAATTTTGCACAGTCTTCAAGTTCATCAAACTGTAGCGTTTCTACATACTTAATAAACTCTTCTTTTGTGAAACTTTTCATTTTAAGACCCTTCCATGCTAATTGTTCTATCAGTTTTTTCGTAAACCTGCGTCCAACCAACGCCATAACACGGTACCACCTCAATGTACTGAGGCAAACCATTGCTGTCGCGCTCGCCATAACCATGCCAAGCAAACCAGCCTGGATACTTATCTACGTACATACGCTGGATTACCAATGCTTGCTTGTCAGCCTTGTCAATGATTCGCACCAACTCACTACGACAATGTAGCAGTAGTTCGCGAACCTTGTGTGGTTCCATTTCTTCTGGATTAAACATACCACCCATCTGCAGGTAGTTGTCAATCATTTCAATTGTCGGATGGTTCATCTTGTCATGTATCCTTTATATCCACATTCTGTGTTAGAACATTGTACGTTGATCTTAGGTGGATCGCTCGTTAACATAATACCTGGAGTAGGATTAAACAACTCGCTGCCACAGTGGTCACAAGCAATTGCTAGACCAGATGGCTCGAGCCGATAATAGTTTCTATTTTCTGACTCGTGTTCTCTTAACGTTTTCATTTCTTATTCCTTCACAATAGCTAGGAGTTGCTCATACTGTTCATCAAGTTGCTTCCAGAAAGAATGATACCTATCATTATAGAGAGCAAACTTGAAGTATAGATATTCTGAAGCATAGTCTTTTGCAAACCTTACTTCCTTATTAGCAATAGTCCTAGAATGATTATGCCAACGATCTGCCATTTTAACAAAGATGGAAGTGTTATACCGACGAGTACGATAGTATGTGTTGAGGTGTCGTTCAGTTCGTGTTGAACCTTTACCATCAGTCACTGCATCTACAAACTCAGCAATATCAAATCCAAATGTGTCATAGATGTCTTCACATGTTACTGATGTGTCTTCAATGGTGTCATGCAGCCATCCAACAGTAACAGCATCATCAAGAGAAAAAGTACAATCATTCTCATTTGCAATGTACTCTTCACGAATCTTATCAGTCACTGCTGTAAGATGGTCTTCCATTGAGAGACAACCATGTCGTTGGTTGCTATGGACACGCAGTGCAAATTCTTTAGCCTTGTCAATAATATTCATCTCAATCCTCAATCGCATCAATACGGAAAGTTTGATTAGGCTCTACGTTTAAAGTACGATCCATATCCTTAGAACCATCAGGATTCCAAGAACGAACACGAATCTTGTTAATTCCTGCAGGAACTTTCCAAGTAGCAGAGTTCCTGTTGCTGTTTGCATTAGCAGCAGCTGCAAAAAATGGTAGTGTGAATAGTCCTGCCAGCAAAAGGCGCTTTCTCATTATCATATCCTTATATTATAGGTCAACGTCAATAAAGACAAGTTCGCCAAGGCACTGGAAAGTAGTACCGTTGATTTTCTGCCTACGAGTGTTATGCCAATGACCAAACACCCAAAGTTCCGGCTGATGCATTTCAAACATCGCCTGTAATGCTTCACCAGTGCGCGTGTAGATCTGTTTGTTATCACCAAGACCTAATCCCTTGCTAAGAAATATTTCCCAAGCGACTGATGTGGGACAGTCGTGTGTGATCATAACACGAGGTTTCAGCTGTACATACTGTTCAATAATTTTTTCGAACCTCTGTGAACTTACCTCTTCTCCTGGCCACCAATCGACCATAGGTGTACGATGTGCAAAGTCGATTGACCAAGCACCACCAACATACATCACATCGCCTTCAACCGTACCATCCTCGATATATCCAGGCATGGTCTTACACAGTTCCGGATCATCGTGATTACCACGAATGAAACGATGCTGTGGGTGTTCTTTCTGCCACTCGATTTCTTTCTCGTGCCAAAACGGACTAAAGAAACCGATACCGAAGTCACCCACCTGAATAGAACGTTCGGGCTGAACAATTTGTCTACCACGAACGCCTGTGACAAGCGCGTAACTTCGGTAATCGTAGATATTACCGTGGATGTCGCCAATGATGCGTGTTAGCGCCATAATTTAGATCCTCTCGATAATGGGCTTTCCGACAATCCCCGCCTTGACTTCGCGAATATAAGCGAATGCGTCCTGCATCAACTTAAACTTCTTGGTCTTATCAACCAAGAAACCGTTCTTGTCCTTAACAGTGTAGATTACCTTGAACATTTCGCTCTCCTTATCTTAGGATTAAGTATAACGCCATCTGAATTTAAAGGCAAGTCTATTTATTTGCTCCAGTCCATCGCTGCCCAGTTACGATCTTCAAGTAACTCGACCTGATCAGGATACTTTTCTAGCAATTGCTGCCAGACAGGTGCTGTTGCCATACGCAATCCATAAGTGTCAACATAACAATTATATACAGAACCGGATGACCCGTAAAATTGCCAGCGATCAGTCGTAACGTCATAGACGCACTTATCAATACCACTGTTAAGACGCCAACTATCGCCGTTAAGATATCCGCCAGACCAACCACCAAGCACCTTATAGAATACTTGGCCCTCGTTTGTTATACGAATAATTACCCAACTGTCTGGTGCATATTCAGCCATTACCAACCTCACTGACCAACATATTCGAACACATAGGTATACTTACCATCCGCCCATTCCTTCACCTTGATTACCTTCCAACGTTCGGAACGGAATTCATGCGCATACTTACGCTTGAGGTAAGACAGAGAACCAGAAACAACCAACTTATCCATTAGATCTAATCCTTCATTTGCCACAGTGTGATTATACTAGGTTTGGTATTAAAAGCAACCAAAAAGTGTGACCAACTTTACTTACAATGTTTACGCAGGAACTCAACGTAAATAGACCACATGCACGCATCCTCGATCTCTTCATCGGTCAACGTGATCGCATGAGCCTGTGTCTTCAGCTGCTTTGACGGATCGACCAACTTGCTTTTAAAATAATCGCTCCACAAATCGCGAGTGAGCTCAAGCTGACGTTCTGTCGCATCGTGTTCTGTGTCGTCGACGGGCGACTGCTCGCCGTGGTAATAAAGGTAACACGCCCAGAGATATCGCTTCTCCGCCCAACGAACAGATGATACTAGTGCGGGATTATCGTTTGCCATAACCAATCTCCTTTACCAACTTTTATTTTAAGTAATTAGTCCAACCAAAAAGAGCTTCCACAAAAAGGAAAAAGATCCCAATCAGCAACATTATTTCAGCAAATGACATGACCAATCTCCTTTACCAACTTGATCAAGCAGCTTTGAGCTGCCTGACCTGCTTCATCATACGTGCGCCGTGGGCGGGATACGCGATCACAGCCACCGACTTGTCCCAGCAAGCACGGCAATCACCGCACTTACCAGCACGAGTGTACGCTTCGCACACCGTAGCAAGAGTGAACGTATCGGCGTACGGAATGACCGTAGAGCCGTGCTCGGCGTCAAACTCACCAACCATCGAGTCAGACGAATAGCGCACCGAAACGTTCGGCAATGCTTTCATACGCTCAAGGATCGGGCGGATCTTAGCAATCTTGTAGGACTTCGTCGGGAGCCAATGCTTGACCCACGGAGTTTGCTCCATCACCAGATAGATCTTGAACGCGAGAGCCGGATGATACACATCGCCGGAATCAAACCAGCGGAAGTGCGTCTGCTTCTTGAGAGCAGCCACCATATCCGCAACCCACGTTCCGCGCTTCCAGTCCTCACGATTGAAATCGCGCAGTGCCTTGGCATCGGGCATATGGTAAAACCCGTCCTTGGCGTAGCAACCAGCGCACACAGGCACTGGCTTCTTGGTCGCGGGATCAATCGAACCGGGACACGTAGATCCCGCCTCAAGCGACCACGTTTTGCAGGGCATCTTGCTAGGCTTAGACAACTTCACAGTCATGCGTCACTCCATCAGTTATGATCCCAATATACGGCTGGTTTGAATTAAAAACAAGCACAAAATTTCGCTTGCTGGAAATTCGGTTTGGGAGTAGTATGTGTGTATGATGAGGGATAGGAAATGCGTAATCATGTAGCGAAAGAGTTGTGGTCCGGGAAATTCCGCAAGCAGGTAGTCCGTGACCGTAAGAAGTACTCGCGGAAGGCGAAACACAAAAAGGGATACTGATATGGCGGTTCATTTTGTTGGTTTCCGCGACTCAACTCAGTTTCAGAGAGCAGTCGCTGTGTTCGGTCAGCCCGATTTTATCCATCGGCGTTGGGACGTTCGGGCGAAGCAGGAGATCGTCGGTTCGGACATTGTCGTATTCGCAACTGGTTCGGTTACCGATCGCGCATCTCACCCAAGCTTTGATGATAGTACTTGCTTTTAATTCAAGTTACAGGTAGAGTAAGAATATGGTTGATGAAAGGGAAACGGATATGTCCTACGAATGGGGTCGCTACACTCTTACTGTTACCGATCTTCGCACTCAGAAGGTGGTGTTTACGCAAGAGTACAAGGGAATGTCGGGCCATGCGATGATGGACGAGACGTTTTCGCTCCGCCTTCAATATCCCAGCAAGCACTATCGTATCGACTGGTAAATGAGTGCTTGATTTTAAAACGTCCTGAGCGTAAGATGTCTCTATGATGATGAAACGGAGAAATGAAATGGCTCGTGCTTCTGTCTCAATCAAGGCTCTTCCCACTCTTATGTTTGCTCGTGACTATCACGAGTTTGTCGACCTCAACGAGCAGTTCCGCTGCATTGGACTCTCGCTCAAGACCGATGAACTCGGATTTTCTGACTGTGAGGGACAGTACGTGGGTATCGTCTACTCTGGTCGCTATCCTTCTAAGGCAAAGATCGATGCTCTCCTTAAGAAGTTCGGTGTGAAATTTATGGATTGATTTTAAAACGTCCTCACGGTAATATGTGTTTATTGATTGATTGAACTGAAACAAACAAAGGAAAAGACATATGCCCAAGGGTGTTCCCGCCGCTGGTTTCCGCGCTCCGCGCTCCGGCACTGCTGCTGCTGACCGTTTGTCCGCTGTTAAGGTTTCTTACGCTCCGGAAAAGCGTGAGTCCGACGATCAGATCGAAAAGCGCATTGCTGACCGTTTCGAAATTCTTGACGTTCTGACCGAAGCTACGACCTGCGGCAATTCCCGCGCTCTGATCGTTTCCGGTCCGGCTGGCCTCGGTAAGTCGTTCACGGTCGAGCAGCACCTTGCTAAGTGGGACCCGAATGAACTGCAGCACACGATCGTCAAGGGATACGTTCGCGCCACTGGTCTGGTAAAGCTTCTTTATCAGTTCCGCCACCCCAACAACGTCATCGTGTTTGATGACGCTGACGCAATCTTCTTCGATGACGTTTCCCTCAACTTGCTCAAGGCGGTTTGTGACACCACTGAGCGTCGTCGCGTTTCTTGGTTGTCCGAGGGTAAGCTGGTCGACGATGATTCCGCTGAACTGATCCCGCGCTCGTTTGACTTTGAGGGTTCGATCGTGTTCATCACGAACTATGACTTTGACGCGATGATTGATAAGGGTCACAAGCTTGCACCGCACCTTCAGGCGTTGGTTTCTCGTAGCCATTATGTGGATTTGGCTATGAAGTCCCGCCGCGACTACCTGATCCGTATCCGTCAGGTTATTCGCGATGGTCTTCTGGCTGATCTTACTTTTGAGCAGCGCTCGGATGTGATCACGTTTATCGAACAGAACCACGAGAACCTTCGTGAACTCTCCCTCCGGATGGCGATCAAGTTGGGTCACCTTCGGAAGCAGTCTGAAGATTGGAAGCGGATTGCGCGAGTGACGTGTTGTAAGTAAACACTTTACCGTCTATCGTCTTCTGTCTACCTTTAAGGTGATGCGATAAGTTTTGTCTGGACATGTTTGGATATTTTCTTATCGCATCACCACCGCTCGCGAATAGTTCGCCTGTGGTAATACAATAAAGAGGCTTTGATCTAGGATGCTGTGCGCCGATCATGGTTGAAGGTTTGCCCTTCTTGGCGCGAGATATCGCTTCGCAATGCTTTTTGGAGTAAGGACCGGACTTATACGTTTTTCCCTTGTTCCAAGGAATCGCATTCCAGTTAGTCGCAATTTTTTGTAAAGGTAAGTTATATACTTCGCTTAATTCCATTGGCTCTAGGCCAAGAGCGATACCGATCGGATCATAAATATCCATGCTGTGTCTCCGCGTAAAAGTTTTTAGACATAGAGTCCATGGGTATTGGCGTACCGCGATGGACATCTTATTTAGTGTTGGGCAACTGGGCGGGAGTAATCCCGCCTCTTTTTTCTCTTGTTTTTAATTCGATCCAAACGTAATATTACTATATTGATGATGAGGAGATGACTATGGGTCTTGATATGTACTTTACCGCTCGCCGTTCTTTTTGGGATTTCAAGGATGATGGCGTTGGTGCTCGCCAGGTTTTGGCTTTGTTTCCTGAGTTGCCGGAAGAGATGGAAACTTCTGGTACATCCGTTTCGGCGCAGTTTGGTTATTGGCGTAAGGCGAATGCCATTCATAACTGGTTCGTGAAAAACGTACAGGGAGGCGAGGACGAGTGTAGGGAGCATCCGGTTTATCCTGAAGACATTCAGCGGCTGCTGGATACGGTAAACAAGGTTTTGGCGGACACGTCAATGGCTCCGGTGCTGTTGCCGACGGCTGAGGGTTTCTTCTTCGGTGGTCAGGAATACAACGAGTGGTATTGGCGCGATATTGAGTATACGAAGCGTTTGCTCGAGCGTGCTCTTGATCCTAAGATGAAGGACTGGGATTTCTATTATCAGTCAAGCTGGTAATAAAGTCAAGGCTTGTTTTTAATTCGTTCTCGGCGTATACTACTCTTATGATGATGAAAGGGAAGCAAATGGATACGATGCCCGCTGGACGCTATTACGTTGGTGATCTGTGTTATGTTATGCATGATGTGTGGGACGAGGTTTGTGATCTGATGTTCCCGCATGGTGGTCGTGGTGTATATGGTAAGTTCAAGCTGAACGATGGGCGTGAGTTCGCCGTTCATCCTACTGCCTACGGCGACGGCACCTATCGTGACGATATGGGTCGCGAATATTCGGTTGACGCCGGAGTGATCGGTTGTATACTTGAGAGCGATATCCGTGATCCGGAAGGGTTTACTCGCGGCGGACAAGTGCTTGACTTCATTGCTGAGTTCGATACGTGGGAAGATCGCGGCGTAATCCGTTTCGGTGTTATTGCTATTGACACTGCTGGTAATGATGACGAAGACGAAGATTATTTCGATCAAGAGGAGATTGATTGATGGCTCGCTTTATTCAGTGGTCGTCTTTTGTATTGGCTGTTGTAGGTTTCTTCTTTCTAATTACCAGTGCTGTTATTACAGACGGTAAGCGGATTGCCTTTGTTGAGGCGTGTGAGACAATGGGTGGCGTTGCCATTATTGGCCTTTACGATACACAGGCTTGCATTAAGTCAGAGGTATTGAAGTGATATTGACAGTGAGGTATAGGAACTATCTTTATGCAATACGCGATAGGTATGCTAAGTATATGCACATCCCGGAGTACTTTGACTACACTGGCGTCGTGCTTCCTAATCCGAAGTGGGTTAAGGACGACAGCTTTTGCCTTTCGAGTGGTGACGGGAAACTTGATTTCAGAATTCTTTCAAAAGAAAACGTAATATGTGGTTGGAGACATAACTGATGCCTGGAGTTTATGTTCCGTCAGGAAAACTGACATGGGAAGAGAAGTTGGAGATCCGCAAACATGCGCTAGAGTGTGCGTGTAGGACATATCAAAATAGCGGAACCATAGCTGAAAATGTAATCAGTCGCGCTCAGTTGTTTGAAGAATATTTGATAGGTAAGAAGCATGACTGAGAACGAGCAGGTAAACAAGCTTATCGCCGCCTCTAAGGAGATTATCGCAAACGGATGCGGATGCGATCGTTTTTGCGAGAGTGTTCCGGTCTCGATCTCGTGCGGTTGTCAAGACGACGCCGAGCGTATTGTTAAGCTTACTATAGAAACCCTTTGGAATGGCGGAGATTTGCCTAATGTCTAAGACTGATGCTCTTATTAAGATAATTGCTCTACTTATCACACTGATCCTGCTGTCGTTGCTGCTGTCGTATCCGGTGATGTTGCTCTGGAATAGCTGCCTTGTCCCTGCAATCCCCGCTCTCGCGCCAGTCTCGTGGTTGCAGATGTTCGGCATTCAGGCGCTGCTGTCTATTCTAATTCCTAGGGCATCCGTTGATAGGAGTTCAAAGTGAAGCTACTCTTCCTTTCGTCACTTCTGGTAGTTTCTACGCCAGTGACGTTCGCTGCTTTCGTTTTCCTTTCCACCTTCCTATGTACCCACTCACTTCTTAAGGAACTGACCCAATGAATATCTACACTCAAATCGCAATCCTCAGTCTCGTCGCTGGCGTGATAGGCTGTGTAATTGCCTTCGTCATTCCGTTTCCCTATGGCATTATACCTTCTATGCTGATCGGTGCGGCTGTAGGGCATTTCGGATATAATTTCTTTAATAAAAGTCGTGACCAAAAGTCGTGACCAACATGCGTGACCTACACACATTACCAACACACATGACCAACGCGCGAGACCAACATGCCTGCACGAGTAACAGCTACTTCTATCCTATCAGGTAAAACAAGAACAATGGAACTCAAACTGTATGAGCAGGATGAGTTTGAACGGCTGATGATTGCATATAAGGAAGGGAAAATAGCATCACTAGAGGAAGCGTTTCCACTACTGTCACCTAAAGCAATTGATTTTATAAAACATGGAGTGATGCCTGGAGAATGGGATGACAATATTTGATATTATTGCTATAATTTGTTTTGTTTGTTTCGTCGTCGTGGTGGTGCTGGTCGCTGATTGGGCGTGGTGAGTGGGTTAAAAAGGGAGGGGATTTAAACCCTCTAAAAAGAATGTGGTGTGTGATGTGGTGCGATGCTTTTGCCGCTGCCCGACGATGTGTTGCCATCTGCTGCGGCGATGTAATCCCATCCAATCCCATCGATGTCCGCGATTGGATCCCATCGATGTAATCCCATCCAAATCTCAGTGGCCCATTGAGGCTGAACTTTACATGATAGCCCCAGACCGAATTAAAGGCAAATGATCTTTTCGCTTGCTCTTAATTCGGGTCTGTCGTAAGATTAAGGTAGCGACTTGATTTTTCAGTTATCGCAGCCCAGAGTTCACCAACACAAACATCTAGGCGCTTGGGGCATCCCCGACCGATTCATTATCTGTTTTACGGTAAGACCGAATTTAAAACAACAACAAAATTCGCCGGCATCGTTCTGTTTTTTCGCTTGCGTTTAATTCGGGTTTGTCGTAGATTGGGAATATTGATAGGGAGATAACTGATGTTTCTGATTAAGGTTCAGTATACAGCCTATAAGAATCCGCGTTGGGTACTCGTACATTCGGATTGCCCCGAGTACGTTAAGGCGATTCAAAAGTCCCGTAAGACCGCAACCCAGTTTCACACAAAGGCAGACGCCGAGCGCGTTGCCAGCCGGATAACTCCCTGGCATTCGCGGAAAGTTGAAGTTGTCGCTTGCGTTTAATTCGCTCCTGTGGTAGTATGAGAATATTGATAAGGAGATAGCTGATGCATCTGATTCCCGTTCTTCGCCTTTCCGCCGCTCGTATCCGCGAGGAACTTTTCACTGGCGGGTTTCGCCCGATGAAGGGTCATGACTTTGACGGGTTTGCTGACGCTGATCCCGGATCGCTGATTGCTGATCTTTCGGTCGGGCGTTTCCGTTACGTAGTGATTTTCTCCCCCGAAGCGGGAAACGTTCAGATTTTCGACAACGATATCGAAAACGCTGAGTTCAACGCCTGGGAAATGGATTTGCAAACCGGAGCATTCATTCAAATTTGAGCTTGACGGAAATTCGGTCCTGCCGTAGTATGGGTTCATAACTGGAGGACGGATATGAACGTAGAGAAAGCGAACCGGATTTTTAACCGAAAGTTTAGCAAGCTCACCGAGGAGTATTTCGTTTATCAGACGATCACCGAGGACGAGTTCATTCAAAAATGGGATAAACTCAAGGCGAAACTCAACCGACAAAAGTACACGGCAGCGGGAATCAGGGTTTGACTTTAATTCAAACCCGAGGTAGAAACGAGTATTAACTGAAAAGGAAACGAAATGAACGCCATTGAAGCTTTCGCTCTCGTCGCTCGCGCCCAGTTTGAACCTTTCACCGAAGCCGACTGGGAGGCGTTTTGTGGTTGCGTGACCGAAACGCCCCATATCGCCGAGGTTGATGGGTTTACGCTTATTTTGGACGGCGACGTTTTGAGCGTAACCGAATCAGAATTCGGCGAGGAAAACGTTTTTCGCCTAAGATAAAACTTGAAATTAAATCGTTCCGCGAGTAAGATGTCTATATTGATTGAAAGGAAACGAAATGAACTACGCTGAAGCTCTCGTCGTTGCTGATCTCGCTCTCGCCTGTGAACCCGTTGCTCCTACTGGGGCTGATCTTGAACTGGTGTTCCGGCTGAATCCTGGCCTTGATAAGACTGGGCTTGCTGAAAGCTTTGGCTCTGTCTATGTTGACGGTGACGTTCGGGTGATCGTGAGTGATGACGGTCATGGCTACCTCGTTTATAATGATCGCGCTTACTTCATCCCGGCTGAATCCGAAGATGATCTTACTCTCTTGTCCGCTCCGCTCTGAGATAGTTGTTGAATTAAATTCGTTCCGCGAGTAAGATGTCCTCATAGATAGGAGATGAATATGCTTTCCACTTCCGAAATGGCTCACCTTTACGCTTTCGTCAAGGACTACCTTGAAGGCTCTCAGCGCCCCGATATGTCAGACAGCGACTTCGCTCGTGGCTATAGGAAGGGTTTGGCTTCGCTCCAGAGCATCCTCGACAATCTGGAAAAGGCATACGAAAAGAAGGCTTGACATTAATTCCCGGATCCCGTATACTCTCTCTGTAAGCTGAAATCACAAAGGAACTCTGAATATGGCAAAGGTAACTAAGACGTCTATCACTCTCTCGGTCATGAACGCCCACGGCGACAAGCCCATGGCAGCTGTCGTGGCTCTGATCGTCAAGGCTCAGCACAAGGCTGGTTTCCTCGACGTAACCGATAAGATCGCAGCTGGTGCGTATCGCTGGGCTGTGAACAAGGGCATGGCTCCTGGTGCTGCTCCGGTTCGTGGCGCAAAGCCCGAGAAGGCTTCCGCCAAGGAAAAGGCTGTGAAGCGCATGGCCAAGGAAACTGTCGCAAAGGTAGTGAAGCCCGAGGCTCCGACGAAGTCCGCCGAGGAGATTGATCGGATCAAGGCAGCGAATATGGCACGCATGAAGGCTGTGCTCGCCAAGACGAAGCAGACTGTGCGTAAAGATGAGGATGTTCCTGCGTTTGCTGAGACCGATGCCTTCGCTGCTCCGGCATTCCTGACGAAGGACGAGGTGACTGCACTGGTCTAAATACGATCAGTGATTCTATTTCAATCACGAATTAATTACAACATAAATTTTCAGCAGAGGACCGGGAAACTGGTCCTCTTTTTTGTTGCGTTTAATTCGAACTGGTCGTATCCTGACAGTATTGAAACAAGGAGATAGCTGATGGTTTACGTGTTGGTGTTGGATGTGCACTACGAAGGTCAGTCGTTGTTGGGTGTGTACTCGTCCCTGGAAGCGGCTCAGGAAGCTGGTCGTCTTTTCGCGGATGGTCATTCCCATTGGCGCGATGATGCGTGCGTGGCCGTGGAGGCTCGTGAGTTGGACGGTCGCGCTCGGGACGCCCATCTGTCCGAGTACGTGTGGGAATATCGTCCTTGATTTTAAAACGTCCTGAGCGTAAGATGTTTATATGGTTGATATGGAGATGACTATGACGTTCGATGAAGCTGTTGAGATCATTAAGGAATACACTGGCTGCGGTAACATGCTGCTGGATGGCCTTGAGCAGATCCAGGAAGAGATGCAGGAGGAAGATGACTTCCTGCCGCAGCGTGTTAAGGCTGCTTTCCGCTTCATCTGCGCTCAGATGCGTCCCCTGTTCGTCTAATAAGGAGAAACAAATGTGCGGATGGCACATCGTCTGGTTCTACGCTAAACAATATGGCTATGGTTCGAAAGAACATAGGCTAGCACTCTCTAGATACAAGTAAGTGTTAACATAGACAACGGAGAAAGACCCATGAAGACCTCTCAGCTGATCGCCCTCCTCCAGAAGTCCCTCAAGCAGGATGGTGATCTTCCTGTGTTCCTCAACACGGGCAACGACGATGACATGTGGAAGGTCATGGTCGCCGAGTACCACGAGACCGAGGATGGTGAGTTCCCCAAGTCCTGGAGGATGCCCGAGGCGTTCCTGAAACTTTGTGCTTGATTTAAATTCAAGCCCATCGTATCCTCTAGTCATAACTGATGAAGGAAGCACTGATGAACCTCTCTCTCGCTCTTGACTCCGTCCGTTCCAAGTCCGCCTCCGACCTCGCCCGTTACCGCAACCACATCGAGACTGCCGAACGTCTGTTCCGCATGGGCTTCAAGAACAAGGCTGTTCCTTACCTGACGATGGCCCAGCGTATGGTCGACAGTCGTCTCGTCTACTTCGTCAAATAGTGCTTGATTTAAATTCAAGTCGACCGTAGTATGAGAACATAACTGATGGAAAGGAACTACTCTATGGCTTCTCCCGCTCCCCGCACCCTCGTCGAACTCCAAAACGCCATCGCCCTCGCCCGCGAAGCCTACGTGATCCTGGACCAGGAGCTGGTTCGCACCCAGGACGAGGACTTCGGTAAGCTTTCGGATCAGGCTTTCGACCTGCTCCAGGCTCTCCGTGCCAAGCTGGATGAGCGCGAGGTAGGCACTGGCTACGGCTGGGTCGTGCCCCAGACCATCAAGATCTCCAACGTGGAGGCTTGATCCATGAACACCAACCACCTCATCCTCGCGGCTGCCATCTTCTTTACCATCATGGTGATCGCCCAAGCTGCTACCACTCTGCTCTAGGAGAGACCAATGTTCAAGTCCTACCGTGATGACCCCGAACGTCGTATCGAACGCATCGTCGAGCTCGAGTATGACCAGCTGGACCGTCGCCTGACCAACCACGAGATCGACCAGGCTACGTACAACAAGGAAGCGAAGCTCATCGATGAGTGGGCTCGTGAGATGTATGATGAGATGTACGATCGATATGAATGAGGTGTATTCTAATGGCAACGCGATATTACGTCAATGGCGAGGATGAGCCCATCTGGTGCATCACTGCGATGACAAAGGGTGGAGCATGGGTGCTCGCAAAGCAGTATGTGAAGATGGGCTCGAAGCTCGTCGAGGAGCCCATGGAGCGCGATGACTCCGTGTGGGTCGTCATGGTCACGAATCCGTTCCTGGATGCTGCATCTTCCTCCTGACAATGTCGGGGAGGGGGGATGTTGTAGCATTCGGGACTCCTCAGTTCCTCCGGGACCTGAGTAAGGATCGTTCGACTTGTTTATTCCACACCAGCGACGAGCACCGACAAACACCAAAACTCCAGTAGCTTTTCATCAACTTTTTATAAAAAAAATCCGCGAAAAATTTTTCTGATTCTCTAACTTCAATGTATGAGTATTTTGAAGAAATACCTTGACAATAATTCGTAACATTGGTATAATCACTAGTGTACCCATGATGATAAGGATAGATTGATGACTAATGAGTTTGATCATGTAGACTTGAACGAGTTTACTGTGAACGACTTTACTCATGAGTTTTACTTGGATCTACACAGTTTGGTAGGTGTTGATGCAGTTACAGAGTTTGGATTACTCTTGAAGGAAAAGAAACCAAGCTTGTACTTTGAGTATCTGGTCAGGTTACAGGAATACTATTGGAGAGTGAGAGATGAGACCACAGTATAAGATTGTTAAGAAGATGGGCGTGCATGTTATGCGATACTATGCATACAAGCGATGGTTGGGAGTGTTTTGGCGATCTCTTGGTTGGGAATTTGAGCTTGAAGGAGCAGAGAAGCTGATTCGTGAAGATCGCGATGAGGTAGCCAAGAGAAAGATCAAGCCTGAGATCGTAGGGTATTACTGATGACCGAGTATAAGAAGATACGTGAAGATATCTATGAAAAGCACAGTAAGTCATTTGAGAAGTTGCATATGAGTGAGATTAAAGAACAACTCTATAAAGATACAGATGTAAGGGTTATTGATCAGCGTATTGGTGTGGGTATTGGTGGATTGAATACTGTTATTCGTTTGTATCATAAGCCCACTGGTATTCTTATTGAGATGCCAAGGGTAAATAGAAGTAAATATCATGATAAGGTATTGGCATTTGAGATGCTTGAATATGCACTGACAGGAGTGAAGTGATGAGTGATATTGTAGAACGATTGAGGCAGTTAGAAGTTAATGAGCTTTCTACTCATCCTCTTGGGATGTTAGATGAAGCCGCTAATGAGATTGAGCAGAACCGTATCGATCTTGAGGAATACAGGCTTGACGTTGAGCAGCTGCGGGCGGTAGTAGAAGCTGCTGATAAATTGCGAAACGGTATTCGTGCTGCGGGTGTGAAAAGAATGCCTGAACTTTACTTGGTGGTTATGGCCTTTGATGCCGCCCGTGCTGCACTGTCAGGAGACAAGCAATGAGTGAGATTATCTATAAGTATGGACCGTTAAGCACGAATGGCGAAACTATAGAATTCAATGGCACTCCTGTCCATGTTGGTTATCAAGATCGCGGCTTTGCCCATGCTGATTATGCAGTTTTTATCTGGTGTAAGCTAGATATGAATTATCCCATTCATACCAGGAAGTATGCTCGTATCGTACCGACCGGAGAGTCGTTTAACGGTAAGTATATCGGTACAGTCGTGATGCCTTCTGGTCTGGTTTGGCATGTGGTGGAGGTGTAAATGTTAGTAGGTGAACCCTGTGTGGGGATAGTCTATAAGAAGAAAGATGGTAGTACGTTTACCGAGTGGTACCACAATCTTCGTATCGGGTGGCATACTCCGCCCGAGATTTGGGTAGAGCGGGCATTGTATTTCTCTAAAGTTTCACCTATTAACATGTGGCCCAAGCCTATGGCTGTTGTGAGGAGTAAGTGATGGAACCTCTGGCGTATAGACCATTGTATAATCAATATAGGACTATTGGTGCGATTATTGAACAAAACGATATCTATAAGATGACAGAACAAGAGTGGCAAACTCGGTGTATGATCCATTCTAATGGTAACATGCATCCCATTCAGGCTTTGGATATTTTTCGACAGTTAAAGAGAGAGGCGGGACTATGAGCGAAGAAGTTAAGAAGGCGTTTTGGGATCATCAGGAAGAGTTCATTCAGAAGATGCAAGAGATCTCCGAAAAGTACGAAGCCGACTGTAACGAGTATTGGGATAAGCTCTCTTACGAAGATAAGATGAAGGCATTCTACTCTGTCAGTAAGCGTATCTATCAGGCAGATGTAAAAGATCAAGGCTCTTATCGTCATGCTCTCTATCAGGTGTTCGGTTTTGATGCAGATGCCTACGTAGTCGGTATGGAGTGTGGGTACATGGATATCCATAACTACATACAAGAAGGTATCGCATCACATAAAGAATACGTAGAAAGAACCAAGAATGAGCATATGTCAGAAGATCTGTAAGGTAGACGATAGTAACACCTTTTGTGTTGGGTGTGGTAGAACACTAATTGAAATAACAGAATGGTTTACAGCCGATAAAGAGCGGAAGATTGAAATCGCTGCTTTTGCTCGTAAGAGAACTAAGAAGCTAAAAGAAGATCCGTTCCCGACTGTTATGGAACTGGACTACCATTATAGAGATTATGACAATGATTGATTGTATTGCAATCGGTGATAGTATCGCAGTAGGAACTGGTAAGGCTCTCAGCTGTGAAGTTCGCGCCCATGTAGGCTGGCCGAGTGGTAAAATCATTAACCTTGCGAATGGAGCAAAAGCAGAACTTTGCATCATCTCTGCAGGATCTAATGACCCTAACAACCCCAAACTTCTTCTTAATCTTAAGACGATTCGTGGTAAGATTGACTGTGTTAAGGTTGTCTGGATCCTTCCTGTTAATCCAAAAGCCTCTTCTGCTGTAAGAAAGGCTGCAGCAGGAGATAAGGTTGTTAGCTTTACTCCAGGAAAAGATAACGTGCATCCAAAAAATTATAACGTTCTTGCCAAAAAGTGCTTGTCTTTAAATTAAAACAAGAGTATTATTCTATCTGTAAGTTGAAACAAACCCTCTAGGAGAAAATAGATTATGGCTCACGAAATTGAAATGGTTGGCGATGTTGCTCAGATGGCTTATGCTGGCAGTGTCCCTTGGCACGGTCTGGGAACTCGCGTCCCGGCAGATCTTACTCCGGAACAGATGCTCGAGGCTGCTGGTCTCGACTGGACCGTAGAAAAGGTTCCTGCATACTACACTCACAACGACGAACTCTATCAGATCGGTCAGTCGGCTCTCATCCGCTCGCGCGATGGTAAGATGCTGGATGCAGTTTCTGATGACTGGAATCCTGTTCAGAACCACACTGCCTTCGAATTCTTTGATGAATACGTTCGTCAGGGTGACATGGAAATGCACACCGCTGGTTCGCTGAAGGGTGGACAGATCGTTTGGGGTCTTGCTAAGATCAAGCAGTCTTTCGAACTGTTCAAGGGCGATCAGATCGACTCTTATTTGCTCTTCTCTAACTTCCACAAGTACGGTTTCTCTACCGACGTACGCTTCACTCCGATCCGTGTTGTTTGTAATAACACTTTGACTCTTTCTCTCTCGAGCAAGGTCGAACGTATGGTGAAGATCTCGCACCGCAAGCAGTTCAATCCTGGCAATGTCAAGGAAATGCTCGGTATCGCCACTGACAAGCTGACCAAGTACAAGGAAATGGCTTCTTTCCTCGGCTCCAAGATGGCCAAGGGCGAAGATATCGTCGAGTACTTCAAGCGTGTGTTCCCTGTGACTGGCTCTAACGAGAACAAGACCAAGGAAATCTCCAAGAATGCTCAGACTGCTCTTGACATTCTTCATACTCAGCCTGGAGCTCAGTACGCCGAAGGCACTTGGTGGCAGCCGTTCAACGCTGTGACCTACATGACCGATCACCTTGTAGGTCGTACGGCAGACACTCGCCTTACTTCTTCTTGGTACGGCTCTAACAAGAGCCTCAAGACTAAGGCTCTTGAACTGGCAGTTGAAATGGCGGAGGCTGCGTAAGCAGTCTCCTTCCCTTTCTTGGAGAAAGTTTCGAGGAAACAATTATGGAACTTATCGGCGTCGGCTATCAAGATTATCGCAAAAAGCACAGCGATATTAAAAATGAAAAGAAGGGAATGGAACGATACTTGATCTATTTTGGTAGAGCACATGTTATCGACCATGAAACGAATACTGCTGCACGTGGTCCGTTAAAAATTGGTAGGGGTAAGTGGGCTACTGCTCTAATGCGAGGTCGTAATCAACCCGGAATAGATTTTCGTATTTACGCTGAAATTATTCTTGGCACTAATGAACAAACGTATTTGGCTGAAGAAATCGTAAAAGATGTTCTTGGTCATAAGAACATCCCTATGTCACAAGGACAACAGGAACTTTATGATATTAAGGATTCGGAGTTGAAGAAAGTGGTCAATACTATTGTTGAAGTAATTAGGGCTGAAACTGAATTTGAACCACTTGAAATTAACTATTTCCTTTAATTAAAAAGTATAGTAATATTACTGTATAGTTTGAAAGGAACCACTATGGCTCGTCGTCCATCTCTCATTCCCAAGACTAAGAAGAAGGTTCGTTCCACCAAGACCGAATCTTATCTTGTCAATCAGAAGTATCTGGGCGACGAACCTATCTTTGCGAAAGGCAAGGACACAAGTATCTCTCGCGCATTTAATTGGTATAATGTGATGTGTGATGTGAACGATGCGCGAGAGTACACTGTAGAATATTTTAAGAACATCGGTAATACAGAAATGGTTAAGGTCGCTAAGGCGATCCCTGACAAACTGTTCCCGATGACGAGCGCATGGGTGTTTCGCATGCTCGCGCGAGGGGCGCAGTTTGATGATGAATTTATTTCGCGTGCTGTTGATCGTTTGCGCGCTATCAAGTCTAACGGTGAAAACACTGTTGATGATATTGCTGAAAGCAAACCCTCCAATGTAATTAACATTCAAGATCGTATTCGCGACAAGGCTTCTGATCTTATTGGTGATGTTGAAGAACTGCTAGACAAGGGCGAAGAATTTTCTCTCTATGACTGGCTCAGGTCGAATGAGATTCCTGCTACTTATGCACCTCGCATTGCTGCGTATTATGCGCCAGTGCTTGCCGAGCTCATTGAAGCTGCTGAAGGGAAAGATCCGCAGCTGAAAGAAGGCTACAAGCATTACACCAAGAAGCAGCTTGAAGCTCGCGTTCTGTTCTTCAACAACCTGATTGAAGATGCAGAACGTTACACTGATATAACCAAGAAAACTCGTAAGCCCCGTAAGCCTCGTACGATTTCGGTAGAAAAGAAGTTGAAGCATTTCAAGTATCAAAAGGAAGACAGCAACTATAAGATTGCTTCTGTAAACCCTGAAAAAATTATTGGATCTCAGGAGCTTTGGACCTTTAATACTAAGTACAAGACTCTTACGGTATTTCGTGCTATTGATCGTGGTGGTTTGCAAGTTAAAGGAACCAGCATTGTAAATTATGATGATAACAACTCTGTTACAAAGCGCACAGGCAGAAAGCCTGAGTACTATGTTGATCGAGTTTTGAATGGAGGTAAGGTGATTCTCAGGAAGTTGATGGACGAACTGAAGAATGATGCTCCTTTGTCTTACCGTATTAACGAAAACACTATTATCCTAAAGGTAGTATCATGAAGAAATTTTTAATCACTGCAGTTGCTCTTGCTACATTGGTAGTTTCCACCACACCCTCAATGGCAGACAACTCTGAAGAAGTAGCCATCGGCATTCTTGGTGGAGTTGTAGGCGGACTTATCCTTGGTGAGGTTTTAGAAAAACCTCGTCACTCTCACCCTGTTCGTGTATACGAATATGAAGAACCTTACATGGTTCGCGAGTGTGTAACTAAATATAGACGTTATTACGATTCAATGGGTAATCTTGTGCGACGTCCTGTGAAAAGATGTTATTGGGTTTATGAATAAATAAAAAAAGGATTAGTTATGGACAGAGGTGTTTTTAGATCGATCGTTACTCCATATAGTATGACAACAGCGCCAAGAATTAATGCATTGTTCCAAAGTATGGAATATATCAGAAAAAATAATTTCAGCGGCGACTATGTTGAGTGTGGTGTGTGGCGAGGTGGTAATATATTGGGAATGATGAGGTATCTTGAATACCATAACAACACTGAACCTAATATTTGGTTGTATGATACATTTTCCGGAATGACTCCTCCTGAAAGCGTTGACGTTGATTTTATGAATAACAAGGCTTCTGATATTCTAGAAAATGTTCTTTGTATGAATTCATTAGATGAAGTTAAACAGGCATTGACGAACAGCAATTATCCAACTGATAAGATTAAGTATGTCATTGGTGACATTTGCGAAACTCTCTTAGTTAAGGAGAACGTTCCTGAAAAGATCGCATTGCTGAGGTTAGATACAGATTGGTATAATTCTACAAAGGTTGAATTGGAAGTTTTGTGGGATAAACTTGAAGTTGGTGCACCTTGCATCATTGACGATTATGGACATTGGCAAGGTTGTAGAATGGCAGTTGATGAATTTTTCGCGAAGCTGCCACAGGCTCATGAATTTGAACAAATAGATTACACTTGTGTTAGAACACACAAGATTTGTTAAGGAATTATCGTTGAAGGAAAACGAAAGACACTGAGGACGCCGAGCGTTACTAATGAAGTTGATCAAATTAGAAGAGTTTATTATAGCTGATACCGGAGTAAAGGTCACGATTCTTGTTGACATTGCTACAATGGGTAAAGCATACGCTGAGGCTCATCTGAAATGGCCAAAGATATTATCGTTGAAGGAATACGAAAAACACTGAGGACTGGGGGGCAGTACCCCACGCCTCCACCAAAGACACACTACCTAATAATAGCGGCGTACCCGTGGGGTTATTAGGAGTCTTGCAAGCTGGTGTGTCTTTGATGGGGGCGAACTAGGATCGACTGAGTGTAGAATAGTTGACTGGAGATAATCGTAGGCGACTACGTACAAGCGCAAAACTCTAAATGCAAACGATAACTTTGCACCTCGTTTGGCACTAGCTGCCTAACATGAGTCCGGTGGGTACTTGGAAACAGAAACCCACCACCAATTTCGCTTGACATTAAATCGGTGTCAGGGTACAATGAATAATAAGGCCACGTAACCGAGGACGGCTTCTACCCGTTTACACGTAACTGGAGTTGCAAATGGGGGTTCGAATCCCTCCGTGGTCGCCATTTATAATGCAGGAGAAAAGTAGTGAGCGGAACTAAGACTAAGACCAAGTACGTTTCTAAGGGCGAGCGTCGCTCTATTTCTAAGGACACATCCAAGGCAGTCAAACGCGATCGTACACCTGTTGAGCGTTGGACAATCAAGCAGAAGGCTTGGTTGAAGGGATTGAATCCTTGGATCAGTGTTCCTAACGGTAATACCTCAGACACTCGTGCGCGCTTTGTGCGTGTGCGTGCAGAGACCGAATGGGGTGACCCGAACAAGGGATATATCGCTGGTCCTCAGAAGGACTAATCATGGAATCGGTGGTTGATAACAAAGCTTTGTTCTATAAATTTTTAGATTCGTATTTTACATCCGAATATGGTTGTGAATATGGCACACTGATCTCTAAACTTGAAAAAGAAGGAAAGCTGGAATTAGTTCCTGGAGATATTCAATTCAACGATAAAAATGAACATTGGTGTGGAACGCTTTATTTAAAGATTGATGAATCAAAGATGAAGCTAGAAAACGTCATTAATGAATTAATTCATTATCCAAACGAAATGCATTATGAAAATGGTGTTCTTCGTCTTTGGTGGGATTAAAATATGGGCGTGGGTGTTGGTACACAAGAGCGGCTTATACTCGCTTTAGCACTAGATCGGTGTTCTCGACAGGGTTCGAATCCTTGCACGCCTACCACTTCTTTGAAAGAGTAAAATGAAAACGAAACTCGTTAGGGATATTCCTATTGGCGTTCTTTTAATTGTTCTTTCTTTATGGTGTGTGGCAACAATCCAATATCTTTCTGGATGGCCAAATATCATTCCTTTGCTTGGAATATTATTTCTTGCGAATTTCGGTTATCGCCTTTTGTCCGTTGGCCTGGACGTAATAATAGGTGTACAAATTGCAGATAAAAATGATTAAAAATAACTTCGTGGAAGAAATTGATATTTTATGCCGCGAAAAAAATATCGAGTATATTGATGCAATTGTCATGTGGTGTGAGAAAAATAATCTAGAAGTAGAAACTGCTGCTTATTGGGTTAAGAAGGATCAATGCATGAAAATGAAGATTCAAGCTGAAGCAGAAAATCTAAATATCCTTAAGAAAGGTGCAAGATTACCGATCTAAATTTAATCATTGAGAGGCTCCCATGCAAATACGTACAAAGGGAAAACCTGATAATGTGTCTAGATCGTTATGTAAAGAGTCTCTTCAGTTTTATGCGAATGAATTATTAGGTAAGAGACTTTCAAAAAATATCAGTTTACAATTGGTGTTTGAAAAATTACCAAGTCCTTATTTCGCAATTTGTGACTGGAATGACGATGGTCCAGTTCATCGAAACTTCATTGTAATAATAAGCAAAACTCTAAAGAAAAGATCGATGTTGGTTACTCTCGCGCATGAGATGGTTCACATCAAGCAATATGCTAGAAAAGAGTTGCAAGACAATAAACATCGTGACAGTGTAAAGTGGCTTGGGAAAGTGTTTTGTTTAAACAAGACCAAGTACCACAAAAGACCTTGGGAAATAGAAGCTTATGCTAAAGATAAGCCATTATACGAAAAGTTCAAACAAAGAAATAAATGATGTCAGCATTTGAATGTTACAAAGAGTATCTTGCGTTGAAAAATCATTTCTCGAAACAAGAATATGATTACTTCAAATATAACGGAAAGCTAAAGGTAAATCCTGATACTTTCAATTCTCGAAAAGATAAATTGTTTTTTCAAAAGCTTGCTAAACATCCGGATGTTCATAATTTTCTTGTAGCTAATCTTAGCAAAAACGAGAAAGCTTGGATTAAGGATTTGGCGTATAGCGAAGATGCTGAGAAAACATACAAGGATTGGCTGAAGCGCAATCAGTCTTTAACATATGTGCTGAAAAACGAACTTCAGTATCTTGTCCCCGATTTTAATTTGAATTTTACGAGTCATGGTTCAGATCATCCTTGTCTTTTAAAATTATATTTGGGCGGATATGTAAGTTTAGAAACTCTTTGCATCCTTCTACACCTAACAAAGGCAAAGAAGCATTGGGATTCTAAGATGGAGTATGATCTAGTCTATCAAGAAGTTAAGTTGAAGATTGAGAAATATACGCCATTTATTAAGTACGATAAAGAAAAAGTGAAAAATATTGTCATTGACTTTTTTAGCTGATGGTAGTATACTAAATAATGTTGCGGCTGATAAAAGCCAATACGAAACATACATTGCAATACAAAACATACGGAGATACATATGGTAGACTTTTCTAAGCTCAAGGCCAATTCTGGCAAGAAGTCCCTCGAAGATCTTAATAAGAAGCTGTCAAGCTTGGCTGGTAATGAGGGCAAGGGTGCTGACGATCGTTTCTGGTCAGCCACAGTAGACAAGGCTGGTAACGGCTATGCTGTCATCCGATTCCTCCCCGCTCCCCAAAACGAAGACGTTCCTTTCATTCGCATGTTCGACCATGGTTTCCAGGGTCCGG